GACAGAACGGCTGGATGAGTGCCAACGACATCCGGCAGCTTGAGAGCCTAGACCTTATCCCGGAGGAAAAAGGCGGGGATTTGTATCTGGTGAATGGCAACATGGCTAAACTTGAAGATGCGGGGGCGGTGTATTCCAGCAAGGGAAAGGAGAGAAATACAGATGGGGAAGATGAAGAAATTCTGGGCATGGAAAAAGGACAGCACGGAAACGAAGGAACGAACGCTGGTGCTAAACGGCGTAATCGCTGAGGACAGCTGGTTTGGCGATGAGGTGACACCTGCGGCCTTCCGCGAGGAACTTTATGCGGAAGAGGGCAACATAGTGGTGCAGATTTGCTCCCCAGGGGGTGACTGCTTTGCGGCGGCGCAGATTTACTCCATGTTGGTGGATTATCCTGGCAAGGTGACTGTTCGCATTGACGGCCTGGCGGCCTCGGCAGCAAGTGTCATTGCCATGGCCGGGGATGAAGTGCAGATGTATCCCACCTCGCTTCTGATGGTACATAATCCCGCTACCATGGCGGCAGGGGATCACAATGAGATGGAACGGGCCATTGCCATGCTGGCAGAGGTGAAGGAATCCATAATCAACGCCTATGCTGCTAAGACAGGGCTGGCTAGGGCAAAAATTTCTCACTTGATGGAATCCGAAAGTTATCTCAATGCCAACAAGGCCGTGGAGCTGGGCTTTGCGGATACTATCCTGACCAGGGAGGGAGACTCGGAGGAAGTGGCAAACGCTGTGCTCTTTTCGCCCAGGGAGGTTTCCAATGCCATATTCAACAAGCTGACGAAGATTGAGAATCTGGCAAAAGATACTTTGCCTGAAGAGCAACCAGAAATTGCTGAGGTTGGCATCGACACAACCAATAACTCCGAAGATGATGGGCAGGAGCCACCTGCCTCTGATTCGGATTCACATATATCGCAGGGACGTTCCGTGGACGAGCTCATGGAGCGTCTTTCTATTATCAAGAACCATATTTGAGGAGGAATTGTTTATGGCTACAACTATCAACGAACTTCGTGCAAAGCGCGCCCAGGCATGGGAGGGCGCCAAGGCTTTCCTGGAATCCCACCGCAATGAGAAGGGGTTCCTTTCGGCAGAAGATGACGCTGCATACACCCGCATGGAGCAGGATATCGATGCCCTGGGCAAGGAAATCAAGAGGCTGGAACGCCAGCATGAAATCGATGCGGAACTGAACCGTCCCACTAGCCAGCCCATCACGGAAAAGCCTGCTGCCGCTGCAGGTATTGCCGATACCAAGCAGGGCAGGAAATCCGATGAGTATAAGACGGCTTTCTGGAACATGATGCGCTCCAAGGCCGTAACGCCGGATGTATTGAATGTCCTGCAGATTGGCACCGATGCCGATGGCGGCTATCTGGCGCCGGATGAATTCGAGCATACCCTCATCACTGCATTGGAAGAGGAGAACATCTTCCGCAAGTTTGCCCGTACGCTCCAGACCAACAGCGGCGACCGCCTTATCCCTGTGGTGTCCAGCCATGGCAAGGCTGAGTGGATGGACGAGAATGCGCTGGTGCCAGAAAGTGATGACAAGTTCGCCCAGATGAGTGTCAGTGCCTACAAGCTGGGAACCTTCATCAAGGTGTCCGATGAACTCTTGAACGATGCCGCTTTTGACATCCCGAATTATATCGCCACTGAGTTTGCCCGCCGCATGGGCGCAAAGGAAGAGGAGGCTTTCTTCGTAGGTGACGGTGTGAAGAAGCCCACGGGCATTTTTGCCGATGAGGGCGGTGCTGATGTAGGTGTTACTCTGGGCAGCGCTGCCATCACGGCAGATTCTCTCATTGACCTGTTCTACAGCCTTCGTGCTCCTTACCGCAGGAATGCGGTTTGGATTATGAACGATTCCACCGTAAAGGCCATCCGCAAGCTGAAGGACAAGAATGACCAGTACCTCTGGCAGACGGCTATCACGGCTGGAACCCCGGATACTATTCTCAATCGTCCTATCTACACCTCGCCTTATGTGCCGGAGATTGCCAACGGCAATAAGGTGATGATGTTCGGCGACCTCAAATACTACTGGGTGGTAGACCGTCAGGGCAGGAGTTTCAAGCGCCTGAACGAGCTTTTCGCCACCACGGGGCAGGTAGGATTTATGACTACCCAGCGCGTGGACGGCAAGCTGACACTTAGTGAGGCTATCAAGGTCATGCAGGTGAAGGGGACAAACTCTGGTAATAGTAATAAGGGTTGACAGTGTGGAGGGGTGTATCTCTATGATGCATCTCTCTTTTCTGTTTACCTATGATGGGGGGCGGTTCAATTGATTGTTACTCTGCCGAAGGCAAAGAAATATCTTCGCATTGACACTGATGACGAGGATGATATAGTCCGCAAGCTCCTGCGGTCGGCGGAGCAAATCTGCATGGATGTGGCAAGGCTCAAAGCTGATGAGTTCCAGGCCTGCGGAGCCATAGCCAAGACGGCAGTGCTATACACCGTGGGGTATCTCTATGAGCATAGGGACGAGGCTGACCACAAGAAGCTAACCATGACGCTACGCTCCCTGCTGATGGGCATTCGCAAGGAGGGATTCTGAAATGGATGTATCTTTGAGCGAACTTAAGGAGCGGGTGAGAATCCTGCGGCCTTTGACCACGGTGGATGAGGTGGGAAACCTTATTGAGCAAAGCTGGATGGAGGTGGCGACAGTTTGGGCCAAGGTACTGCCCTATGCCGCCAAAATCTCCGATGGCTATGCCGAGAAGGTGGACGAGGTGAACTATCGGGTGGTTATACGCTACAGGGAAGATATCCGCGTAACAGATGTCCTGCAATGGAGAAACTTGTCCTTACAGCTGGCTGCTCCACCTTATCCCTTGGGAGGACTTAAGAAATACACCGTTCTTGAAGCAAAGGAACTGGTGGAGGATGGCTGAGGGCTGAAACTAGAAAAAGGACACTGGTCGACGAATGGCAGTGTTCTCGGAATTCATCCGCTGGGTGTTGACTGAAAGCTCAAATTGTATCACTCCAGAGTTCGGCTGCGCTCCGCATAACATCTTCATAAGTAATGTTTGCTGCGTAACTGTACTTTCGCTGATATGAGACCCAAAGAGCCATCAGATTAGCATCTTGCTGGATTTTTTTTAGGATTTGAGCCCCTGACATAAGCAGCGATAGAGAATCCCGCTTTTTGCAGGTAGCAAGGAAAGCGGCTTTTAAAGTTGCTGGTTCCATGGATTCATGGTAAATCCTGGAGAGTTCATGCAGGTCGTAGAAATCTCTCATCCGTGTGTTCAAGGTCCCTCTTGAAAGTATTGTCTGCAGCTTTTCGGACAGCAGGGTTTCCAGGTTGTAAGACCATAGGAGAATAGAGCGGTCTTCCAAAAGCAGCCGGTAGCTATGACGTATTTCCTTTGGTGTAATAATATCGCCTGTTGAGATGTCAATTTTCATGGGCACGGGCATATTTCCCATGAAAGAATCGAGTGTAATGCGGATGCCGGGATATTCCATGTCGTCCATTATTTTGCTAAGTTGCTTAACTTTGAATGTAACGCCGTCCTGTATGTCCATGGAACAGATATCCTCAATGACCTTGTATATGTCTTCATCAGAAAGATTCAGATTCTTGATGGTTGTGTCAATGTCCATGGTGGAGCGCAGGGCTACGCCAATCAGTGATGTGACGAGAATGCCACCTTTGAGGATGAAATTGTCATTATATCTGGATAATGAGATTCTTTCCAGAAAGCGTTCCATCATGTAGAGCCGCATAAGGGTTCTGGCATCAGCATTATGCTGTTTGGCAAGATTTTTGAGTCTTCCCTTTAGCTGTGCAGGTGTTAATTCCATTATAAGAGCACCTCCATGTACTGACGGAGTAGTTTTTCAACGCGAAATAGCGGAGCATAGGTCATCAGCTTATTAAGATCCTTGTCGGGGCGTTGGGCGTAAGTTTTTAGAGCAGATTGGAAATCCTGAATCTCGAAGCTGCTGCGGTTTCTTATGAGGTCACAGATACTGCGCTCCAAATCATAGATAGGAATCTTGTGGCCAAAAGGATTTAGATACTCCATACGCCCGATATCAAGCAGTTCCTTTTTTACCGTGTAGACCTTGATGCCTGAGTCTCTTAAGCGTTTTGTGTTGTAGCCGGAATAAATGGTGATAGTCTGCTCCAAGGGTTCCCGGTCTGTCAAGTCATGGTAGAAAAGCGCCTCATCATGTGAGAAAACGGCCTGCGGGCAGCGCTTGTGCAGTACAAAGGCGCTGTCTTCCCAGGCTTCTGGGGAAATGTAAACACCGTGGCCTACTTTTTCAAAGTGCTGTTCTGCAACAAAGCGGTAAAAAGAATCCTTCTTTATGCCGCCTTGGATGGCATCTTTTGTGAGCAGCAGGCCGGATTCGTCAATAAATGAATTTATAGTGTTCATAGAATCACCAACTTTCGTGCTTATATTATAAAATAAATTAGCATGAAAGTCGAGTGGGAACGTTATACAAGCATTAAAGGAGCTGGTGGAAGATGGCCAAGGGCTGGCAATCCTCGGAGGAGATTCTGCGTGAGCTGGGCGAAAATGCCACCGAGGCCGCCAAGTCTGCTTTGGCAGAGGGAGCAGAGTTGGTCATGAAAGAAGCCAAGGAACGGTGCCCTGTCTACACTGGCAATGACAGGCGAGTGGTCAAGGGTGCTCTGAAGGAATCAAT